ATTTCGCGGACACTATCGCGTTCTTCTTCCGACAAAGTTATCGGATATTTCGTTCTCATATATATCCCCCGTCGATACATTTGAGAAGATTATATCATTTATATTTAACTTTGTCACTATACTAGGGTGATTGAGCGCAGAAAAACTCGCACTTAACCCATTAAAACAAACCTGATCCCAGCAGCCATTAATGCGACCCACCGACATTAACGCTTAGAGGTACTTCTTTTAACCTAATCTTCAAAGGAAAAATACAGACATGAACTTCCATGTTGATTGTTTCTCCTTTGAAAACATTCACCTTTGATTATGTATACCGCGACTGATCCCTCAATTAAGTCAAGAGACGGCCGCTGATCTGCAGACATAATTCATTATATATCTACTAGAAATACTATAACATGATTCTGATTTTTAATCAAGCATAAAAGGCATAAATATTAACTAAATTTACGCTAAATTTATTCGAAGGCCTTTGTGTATATTTTTCAGGGAGAAAATCATTCCTATTAATGAATCTGCTTGTCTATTTCCCGATTTATTTTACCTGGGTATATACTTGACCTAACCAGCCTTTACTCTACTGGCTGTTCGATGTAGCATCAGCGCAGTCAAAGCCGTAATAACGCCACTGGACGCCGCTTGATTTGAGCGCAACGACAACACAATCCAGTCGTCGCCGCGTAAAGAGGTTACGTCAAGTACATACCTGGGTTATTTTATTTCGGTAATAATTCCGCTGAGCATGGTCAAAAATTTGGTCAATGCAGGATAATAAAATATTTTGGTTTATACCAACGGCAGGAGTCGGCAATTGTCTGATTTTATTTTTTCTCGCAACCTGGTCAAAAACCTGGTCACGCCCATTTTCAATAAACAAAAAGCCAGATTAAATGCTAAATAATTAGAATTATCGCAAATGAGGATCATATGCGATATGAAATTCCCTTAAAATGCAAACGGCGGCAAGGATTACCTTGCCGCCTGTTTAACATTATATGCGCAAAACCTGTATTATCTCTAATCGACCAGTCGTCCTGCCCAGACGATCTCGATCCGCTTCTCATCATAGACGAATATTCTGTCGATCAGCGCTTCGACAAGGCTGCGGTCAAGCTTCTCGATAGTCAGTAAAGGGCGAATTGCTTCAATCTGTTCCTCAACGGCTTCTTTCCCGGTCGTGATGGCGGACAACTCACCGCGTAAACGCTCAATGGCCGCTGTTTTATCGGCAATCGCGCCGTTGATAACTTCCTTCTTACCGAGAAAATCCTCTTTGGTCATACTTCCGGCCACGAATGCCGTGAAGTTTTTTGTGACGGATTCCTCAAGGATACGTAATGATCGTTCCTCCGCATTTATCATGCCCTCAAGTTCCGCCTTTGAGCGTTGATTGAGCCGGAGGCCAGCCAGAATCAACTCCTGACTGTCAACAAGCGCCGCCGCGTAAGCCTGGATAGAGGAAAGGATAACCGCCTCAATTTGGCTCTGTAATACGGGCGTACCGGTGCATCCATAATGCTTCGTTAGCTTGGCCGTTTCACACCGGTAACGCGGATTAGTCGTCGTGTACCGCGACATCGCGCGCCCGCAATACGGGCACCTCATTATGCCGTGAAATAGATTTTCGGGGTTTGAATCATACGTTATTCTCCCCAAAACCTCTTGCGCCTTGGCAAAGTCGCTCTCGGAGACAATCGGCTCGTGAACGTTAGGTACGATCGTCCATTCATCTCGCGGGCGCGGCATATCAACATTCTTTCCGGATCTGGTCGATTTCCGTTTCGTCGAGACCGCTGAGCCAATGTAGGCTTCGCTCAATAAAATCCTTCTCACGGTATTCCTTTGCCAGAAGCTGAATTCCGGATCAATCAGTTGGGGGCAAGTCTTTATTCCACCGTTTCGGAGCTTATACATTGCCGGCGTGGGGATCCCCTGAGCGTTTAACTGCTTTGCGATGCCGACTGACCTGTGCCCGGCGACAGCAAGGGAGAAAATCAGCCGGACATAACCGGCGGCCTCGTTATCAATTACGAGCTTGTTACGCTCAGTCAACGACTTCTTGTAGCCAAACGGCGGTGACACCAGCCATTCGCCGCGGTTTCGCTGGATTTGTTTAGCTGTCATAGCCTTGACAGCGATATCGCGGCAATAATATTGATTCGCCAAGTTTATTACCGCAAGCTCAAGATTAGACAGCGGGTGCTTCTGGTTGTCATAACCTTCGCCGATCGCGATAAACCTGACGCGCATGGCGACAAGGTAATTCATGAGCAAATCGTCAACATCAAGCATGCTGCGGCCAATGCGGGATAAGTCTTTACATATTATGGTAGAAACCTTTCCCGCATCAACATCAGCCATGAGTCGCTGATAAGCTTCGCGATCTGTGTTTTGGCCAGTCAGACCGTCGTCAACGTAATCCACCAGTTCCTGGCCGCGCAAATCGTCCTGTTCTGCTACATACCTTCTGATAAGTTCCCTCTGTGATTTAATGCTATTGCTTTCGCCGACCGCGCTGTCCTCCCGTGATAGGCGAAGATATGCGGCGACAACAGGCTTGGCGGCGGGGCATTTCACGGCGTCAATCATCACGGCCAACCCCGCTTTCATCCGCTAAAGCCTTTAATTCAGCGAAAGCGTCCATGTAATTTAGTTCGATCTGAACCTCATTGGTTATCGGGGTTACGTAAATTCTTTTGACCAACGCCAGGATCATTTCCCGCGAGGGCTTATCGAAATCACGAAACGCTTCATAATGCTTCAGCCACTCGTTATTATGCGTTACCCGGACGTCGTACTTTTTCAACTCAGCCTCAACAGCTGAGAGCCGCGTGGCCGTTTGCCGCTTTTCGAAATCAACCTTCGCGCGTACCAGCTCGAACTCCTTGAAATCCAGCAACCCGTCGAGATGGTGTGTATACGCCGCCGATAGCGTTCTGTCCGCTTCACCAGCCGACTTTTCAAGCCGCGATTTTTCCCGTGACAGTTCAGCGCGTTTCGCGGCGAACGGATCAGCTTTCGCGCAAGTGTCAAGCAGCCTCTCCACATCGACGAACAGCGCTATATGCTTGCGGATCATCGCCGACAAAACCGCGTCCAATGTTTCTGACGATATTTTTGGTGTCCGCGTTTTTCCCGTCGTAGCCTTCAGCGCTTCGTCGCAAGTCGCGCAACGGTAATACAGCAACGCCCCACCCTTATATTTACTGCCGTAACGGTGAAACTTCCTGCCGCAGCTTGAGCAGAATAGTTTACCGGCGTAGCGGTTATCGGAAGTCGGCCCAACTTTTTCAGGGTTTACACTTTCGCTGGCTTCGCTCAACAGCCTTTGTACGGCGTCAAACTGCTCGTGGCTGACAATAGCAGGGTGGTTGTTCAAACGGCGTTCCCACTGGGTTTTTGGCAGCTTCTTGCTTTTCCCATTGGAATAGCGGCTTTTGTTATACGCAAACGTCCCTTCGTAAATCTCGTTGGAAAGGATTCTCCGCACCGTCGTACTTTGCCATATGATCTGTCTGGCGAAGCATTCTTCGCTGCTCAAGCCCAGTTGATAGCGCCTGTTCTGTGGCGTAGGCAAACCAATTTGGTTCAAATGCTTAGCAATCGCGCACACACTCATGCCGCTAAGACGCATTTCAAACAACGTCCGAACGGTCGTCGCCGCGTCTTCATCAATCTCGTACTCTTTTGTCTCGGGATTAATGCGGTATCCGAATGCCGCCGAACCAATTGGCAGGCCGTTACTCTTTTTAATATCATGCGCGGAGCGGATCTTCTTACCAAGATCCAAACTGTACATATGGTTTATCAAGTTCTTAAACAAAATCAGAAGCTTCTTGCGGCTTGCGTCGTCGGCGAATGAGTCGTAGTTGTCCGATATAGACAAAAACCTTACGCCGTAAGCAGGGAGGGTATCGAACAAAAACTCGCCAACATCCAAATGCTGCCGGCCAACCCTCGACAAATCTTTACACACAAGACATTGTACGTCACCGCACTTGATTTTCGCAAGCAATTCGATGAATCCGGGCCTGTCGGTGTTTGTCCCGGTGAAGCCTACATCGGAGATTATGTCTACCAGTTCCAACTCAGGCCGGCCTTTGACGAATTCGCGAATAATAGCGGATTGATTCTCAATGGAGCATTCAGCGGTATCACTGTCGTTGGAGAGTCTGGCGTAGCCGTATGTGGCATAAAAAACCGGCTTTTGTTCCGCGACTTCGGGTTGTTCAGTGTTTTTCCGGCTTTTTCTGGCCATCACACCACCGCCCTTTCTTCGGCGATGGTGGTATCGCGGTCCGTAAACTCTGTTGGGATGTCGAACCCGCTTGAATAGCGGAAATGTATTTCCAGCCGCCTGCCTTCATGCACAACGACAGCCGAAATCAGGCCCACCACGGCGCGGCGGTCAAGTTCAGTGATATTGCCATGTTTCTTGAAACTCTCAATCAATTCGAGCGCTTGAGTATCGTCGCCGAGGCGCGCAATTTCGGCGCGCATGTTGTCGATACTGCGCTCGGCGTCCTCAATCTGACGGCGAAAGCTGTCGCGGAACATGAGATACTCGTTCTCGGTAACAACGCCGTCAACAAAATGCCCGTATGACTTCACAAGGTAATCGTTGTATTCCTTGATTTGCGTCAGGGCCTTTTCAATCATGCCCTCTATCGCGGCCTGTTTTCGTCCGCGAAGCTCATCGAGCATGATGCCGTCTGTCAAACCCTCAAACGACAAGAGCCCGGCAATTTGCTGTCTGATGGATGTCAAAACACACCGTTCAATTTCCACGGCGCTGATGATATTGTTCCAGCAGGTGCCGAACTTTTTGTGCGTTGAGCATATGTAGTTTACATAGCTGATTTCGTCCTTTATCACCGTTTTGACGATCATCGGCTGTCCGCAGGTACCGCACACAACGAACCCGGAGAACATGTGGAGCTGACCGGTCAGACCGGACACACGCATGTCCTTCGCCATAAGCTCTTGTACCAGCTCAAAATCATGCCGTGTGACAATGGATTCATGGTGATCGTCGTGGACGCACCATGCTTCCTTCGGTTTATAAAAATATTTTGTCATGCGGTAGCTGGCCTTAGTGCGCTTGCCTTGCTCCAAAACGCCGATGTATACGCGGTTTTTTAAGATCCGTCTAACCGCGTTGAGCGTCCAAAGCGGCTTGCCGTTGACACCGAATGGCGTCTGAAAGCGCACCCCCGACGCTTTTTTGTATTCCGCCGGGGACGGGACGCCCCTCGCGTTAAGCGCGTCGGCGGTCTGCTGTTCGCTGAACCCCCGCAGCTTCCTCTCGAATATCGTCCTGACGATATCAGCGGCAAAATCATCAACAACAAGCGATTTGCCGACCTTTACATAGCCGAAAACGGCATAGTTGCTGACAAATTCTCCATTTTTCCGTTTTATTTCAAGCTGCGTTTTTGTCTTTGTGGAAATATCCTCCAAAAAAGCCTCGTTGATTATGTTCTTGAAGGGAACAATGAGACTGTTTGTGCTGTCGGACATATCCGTGTAAAGACTGTCGTAATTCTCGTTTATAGCGATATATCTAACGTTTTTGGACGCGAAATACCTCTCTATGTATTTTCCTGTTTCAATATGATCGCGGCCAAGCCTTGAGAAATCCTTGGTAATAATTGCCGTAGCTTCGCCGCTCTCAATGAGCCGGATCATCTCTTTAAAGGCGTCGCGATTGAAATTGGCACCCGTGGCGCCGTCGTCCGAAACTACCTTTATCAGGCGGATATCAGGATTCCGGCTTACAAAGTCAACAATTAAATCGCGTTGGTTTTTTATGGAATTGCTTTCGTCCCTATCGCGATCATCCTTCGATAATCTCAGGTACGCGACCGCGTTCCATATTTCCGGTAAATCAGTTTTGATCATGGCGGCACTCCTTTACTCCCCAGCAAAAGGGCTGCCGCGCTAGTCCGAAATAATAATATCACAAAACCAGCGCGGTGCCAACAGGGAAACGAGGATTTTTTTAGTTCCTTATATTGTCAGCCTTACCTTAGAAAGCAAGTGCTGAACAATCAGGTATTCCATCGTCGGGCCGTTTTTGTCGAACACGGCCGTGATAACTATATCTTCGTAGCGATACAGGCATGGATCTACTTGATTTAGAAAAGACTTCTTCTTTTCCCTACACGGAAGCGACTGGTCGATAACCACTTCGCGGATATCGCCGAGGTTGCCGACATTAACCGTACTCAGATCATTCTCTCTGTTCTGTAGACCAAACATATACTCTCCCCCCTCAAATTCATACGCATCAATCTGTATCAGAAATATTCGCTTCCAGCTCGGCAACCTTGGCGTTGGCGGCGGCCAGCGCGGTTTCGAGTTCGGCAATACGCCGTTCATAACCTTTAACCCCGGATTCATACAGCAAGATGTTGTTTCTAAGGCAGCCGATTTCTGTCTTTAGCTGTTCATTCTCCATAATCAAGAGGGATACATCCCTTTGGTGAGGAGTACAATCATTATCATACTCCTCGTAATATTCGTGAGGCTCCTCTTTTATAAGCAGCTCGCTTTTTTCCGGCTCGAATGGCTCTACAATTTTAGCGGGCTTTGCGGGCTTTGTTGGCTTAACAGGAGCTTCCGGCGAAACTGATTCAGGAGTTTGGGCCTTTGTTGATGACTCCCCATTGGCCTTTTGCTTTTTGGGTTTAGACTGTGATACCTTATCCGTTTTTAGCGGGTTTGCTATTTGCGATGGCTCAGCATCAGCCTTCTGCGGCATATTTTCCGCCGCCGGTTCTTGAGATTGTTCGCTTCCCACGGATTCCTGCGGTTTCTTATCAACCGCAGGCCCGCTTTTTTTAAGCTCGTCATAAGTTGGGCGAATTGTACGATCGCCTTTGTCAAGCTGCTCAATAATTTCTGGCGCGGCGTTTTCGGCGATATACTTTGCCCGGTCGTACTGCCTGCCGCTCATACCGATCTTAGCGCCAATAATGTCGCGGCGTTCGCCGGCTTGAAGGTACGGACCCGGGTCCGTACCTTCCTGTATATATTCAACCCCACCCATACCCCCAACAGACATCCGATCCAAAGCTTTTGTTTTCTCGATTTCTTCGAGAAGCCGCGCGTAGTCCATTTTCTCTGTAAACGTGAATGGCTCTCTGTGTTCGTTTTCTGCTATTTCGATCAGCAACTCGGCTTCGGCGTCGGCGGGGGAAATCACGTTTACTTCGATCTCAGTCCAGCCCAATGACTGTACCGCTTTCAGTCGCCTTAACCCAGCGATCAGTCTATACTCCCCGTCGTTTGCGGTAGCCATAACCGTTAAGGGGTTTATCAGACCGTTGATAGAAATATCAGCCGCCAACTCGTCTATTTTTGAAACTTCCTTCCTGATGCGTCCGCTGACAACGATATCGTTGATGTTTGCCGTCATGGATAATCATCTCCTATCTTGTGACCAGTTGATTGCATCGTCTTTCTCGCTAAGGCTCGTACTCATCATCGCCTTCATAGTCCTGATCGTCCTGTTCATCCTGCTTGAACAAATACTCCGCCTCCGAACTGTACTCCGGATAGCGCAACTTAACCGCTTCCAGGCAATATGGCAAAAGTCCGTTGCAGAACAGTTCATAGGGCGTGTACAGTGAGGGCGAATCGCCGATTTCGGAGTCGCCGGCGAAGCCGTTGAACAGGTTGAACGCCAGTCGCGTCACTTTAACTGACGTTCCTGTCTGCCAGCCCGCGATCAGCCCATTGAATATAATCCCGTGTTCTTTGAAATCGTATAGAGCGGCAATGTTGCGCCGCGTTTCAGCCGTCATCCCAAGCGTATAAAACAACGCAAGATGATAAGGATCATGATAGGTTTTTGCCTTTTCAACCGCACTGACAAAGAAATCATGATGCGCTTTGCTGCCAAACCTGATCTTCATCGCATAACCACCTCCGTTCACTGAAAATAGGAAATGTCTTTGACCGCCTTAATAAACCGTTCGACTTCTTTAATACGCGAAACCACCCGGCACAGCGGCAGGGCGCCAAGCACTACATCGCGGCACCATCCGCCTATACGAACCCTGGAATCAAGGATTGAAATCACGCCGGTATCCATGCTCCCTAAGTCAATCACCGAATCGTCATTCAACACGGATATCAGGATCGCTTGGGTCTTAACGTCGGTATGCGGAATATAGTCCCTGAGCCGGACTTCGCAGACATAATGCTCCTTGCCTTTTCGTACCACACAGGACAGGGGGCGTTTTATCAAGTGATCCTTTAGCAGAATCCGCGATATTTCAGGGATGCAGCCTTGTGTTATAGCCTGTTGCAGCGCGATGCTGGATGTTGAGATGACGACCGGCAAAGGCGAGTCGGCTTGAAAATCGCGTGAAAGCTTATAGCTTGTCCGTATCCAGAAATCACTGTTGTTTCCCAGCTTTAACAGGACAGCGGCAATTAGGTAGGCGAAAGTTTTACCCGTTCCGACCGCCGCCTCGGATATTGATATCCGCCTCTGGTTCAAGGCTGTCAGCATTTGTTCGGACAGATCAATCTGACCATCCCTCACGCCATACCCGTACTTCGTGAGAACCTGTGTGAAAATATAGCCGGTTATACTCGCCAGCATTTCCAATCCGGTTCTCAGCTCGGCAAAATGCCTTACATGATCGGCCCCGCATTTTTCAGCCATCGTTCTAGCCGTCGCCCTATGCTTTTGTATCTCCAATTGTTTTTTTGTGTAGGAGATGTTAATAACATCCCTCGTGTTTAGATCAACAGTTTTATAAATAAACGTCTTGCCGGTGTACTTCTCAATCAACACAAGGCTCCCCATCCTGAAAACCGGAACGTAGCCATCGAGCTTCAAACAGTAGTACGAAAGCGGAAAATCATACTCAATTTGCGATACGGGCAGACTTATCCCCCCTCTGTTGTTGTCTGTGTGTACCGGTACATTTGCGCGCCGAATAATTACTTCGGCGCGCTATCTACCGATAAACAATTATCTCCATACCGTATTTGCCCTCGGCTCCCCCGGTGCGACGGCGCTTGTCGAACCCAGTATAACACGTATTTCCCCGCGCCGGACAGAAGCGAACATCTTCTCTTTCTGCTCATCGGTTTTGGCCTCGTGTATAAAAGCGATTTCTTCAGGCTTTACGCCAAGTCCGATAAGTTTTGCCTTTATGTCATCATACACCGAGAAAGCAGCGCCACCCTTGGGGGTAGACAAATCCGAAAAAATCATCTGTGTCAGCCGGTTATCGGCGGTCTCCTGATAAATCTCGAAAACATTCCGGACGCAGGTATTCACCTTGCTGTCCGGATAATCCGGCGCTTCAGGGTCTATGCAGCGCATGTCCAGCGCGGCGTTGCGCCCGTCGTTCGTGACCACGAGCATGTTATCTTCCGATGGATCAACCTTTCTCTGATGAATCAGTTCTGATCGTTTGACCAATTCGTCTGTATATTTCCGAAGTTCCGGCGAAGGATCAACGGAGACAGTAATCGGTTTGCCGCTCAATACCTTCGGTACAGGCAAGTTGAGCATTTCGGCGGTCTGAACATCCGCTATTTTGAAAAACATTCGGAGGAGATCCTGCAAGTTTACGAAGGACGCGAACCTCTCCTTCACCTGAAAACCTTTCCCGCTTGGCGCAAGCTCCAGCGCGGACACGACCTCGCCGAAGTTTGCGGCCCAATTGTCGAAATGGTTGAACCCGAGACGCTCCAATTCTTCTCTCTGCAAGTATGATTGCATGACGTACATCTCAACCATCGAGTTGCTCAAAGGCGTCCCGGTCGAAAAAATTAAACCGCGCGAGCTGCCGTTTTGTTCGTTTATGTACGCACACTTAATGTACATATCCGTACATTTCTTAGCGCGAGAACGTGATAAACCAGCCACTCTGTCCATCTTACTAAACACAAACCTATTTTTATAATAATGCGCCTCGTCAGTATACAGAGCATCTATTCCCAGTTCTTCGAAACTCACCAGATCGTCTTTCGGGCTGTCTCGAAGCCGTTTCAACTCGCTTTCAGCCCGCTTTAGCGCCCGCTGCAAATCCTTGACCGTAATGCGTGATCCTTTCTGCTCCTTTGCCTCAATAATTGCTTCTTCAATCTCGTCAATGTCGCTTTGAAGCTGCCTTTCCTGCCGTTCCCGCGATACTGGTATTTTCTCAAAGCTGGAATGTCCGATTATTACGGCATCCCACTCCCCGGTCGCGATCCGGGCACAAAAGCGGCGGCGGTTCTGTTTCTCGAAGTCACGTTTAGTTGCGGCAAGGATATTAGCGGTCGGATATAATCGCTGAAACTCGTTGGCAAATTGGCCGACAATATGATTCGGAACCACGAAACATGGCTTCCGCGCCAATCCAAGCCGTTTCATCTCCATCGCGGCGGCGGCCATTGTGTATGTTTTGCCCGCGCCGACGACATGGGCCAGCAAAGTGTTTCCCCCATATAAAATCCGGGCGATGCCGTCGCGCTGGTGCTTCCTCAGTGTTACATCGGGCGACATGCCGGGAAACGTCAGGTGTGAGCCGTCATACTGTCGGGAACGCTCTGAATTAAAAAGATCGTTATAAGTAGCGCATAGCTTCTCACGCCGCTCGGGGCTGTCAAATATCCAGCGCCGGAATTCTTCCTTCAACTTTGTCTGGCGTTCCCGGATCGCTATGGTTTCTTTGTGGTTGAGGACGGTACGCTCCTTTCCATCCGCGTCCTGAATCGTGTCGGTTATGCGGGCGTTCTTCTGGTTCAGTGTAAGCTCGAACAGCACATAGGCGTCCATCCGGCCAGTGCCGTATGTTTTGGTCGCATCAACGGACGAAAACCGACTCGATGGCTTTTCGACAGTCCATTGCCCGATCTGCGCCGAGTAATGAACACGAACCATATCAGCATCATAATATGGCGGCTTGAGTTTTTCCAAAATGAATTGGCGATAATAATCGGTATCAATCCAGTGGACACCGATACGGACGCTGATTTCATGAGCCTCCAGCGGTTTAGGCTGGACTGCTCGCAGCGCTTCAACATTGACTGTATACATCGGATTATCGCGCGCCGCTATCTCGGCGGCGGCGAGTTTCGCCTTAACGCGCCCCGACAGATACTCATCCGCTGTCTCCCAACCCACGAAAATATTGTTCTCATCGTCTGGATTGTCAAAGGCGGGATTCTTGAAAATAACGCCGCGTAAACTGTCGATAACTTCTTCTGGCGTTTTATCGCATAAATCCGCCATAAACCCGATGTCAACATAACCGCGCTCGTTCAGACAAACCGGCAGAGCTTCCATCGGGGTGTCAACGTGAGTGACCCTCTTATTCGGGGAAATTGTCCGCTGCGTAAAAATGGCGGCTTTCCTTGTATTGCCGTCGTCGTCTAATTCCTCAATGGACGACAGCAGCGGGAAGTCCGCGTCCTCGCTAAATAAATTGACGTTGTACCGCGAGTTGATAGCGCCGAAACGCTTATAAAACCTGTCATATTGTTCGTTCAGGTCGTTTTGCAGACGCAATAAATCATCATCGCTGATCCCGTCAAGCTGTTCGGTCAGGATCCGCCGGGTTAGAGCCCGCATCTCGATCATCGCGGTTATACGCTCGGTCGCGGTTTTGGCAAACGTGCGCGGCTCCATGACGGAATCGACCCGCTGATAAATATTTCCGTCTCTGATCGCGAAACAGAAATTCTTTACGGATGGATCGGCTGGGATGGCCGTTTCAGACATGTTTCCGTCATAATCAGACAAACCATCCGATTCTTCGTATGAGTTTCTGGACAGAAACTCGACCGCGCCCAGCAAGGCGCTTCGCAAGTCACGCCCATCCGGGTTTAGCGTCGTTTCTGAATTGCCGCCGTACATGCGGTTATCGAACGCCATAGTGCCGAGCATCATGTGAGGGTTCCGCAGAAAATACTCGTTGAGGGGTATCCCGTCAACAGTTTTGCCGGTGTGAATCCAGCCTTCGTTTTCGGCATCAACCATACGGTCGCGTTTCTTCAAAAAGATTATATCCGTCGTGACCTCTGTCCCGGCGTTCCTCTGAAACGCGGTATTCGGCAGGCGTATCGCGCCCAAAAGCTCGGCGCGCTCGGCCAGATAGCGCCGGGCGCTAGTGTTTGCCTTGTCCATAGTACCTTTGCTGGTGATGAATGCGATCACGCCGCCCGGACGTACTTTATCCAGCGTTTTGGCAAAAAAGAAATCATGTATCAGAAAGTTATACTTATCGAAGCGTGGATCGTTAAGCTTGTAGGAACCGAAAGGAACATTACTGACAGCGGCGTCGAAAAAGTTGTCCGACAGTTGGGCGGTTTCAAACCCGCGAACCTGAATGTCCGCATGGGGATAAAGCTGACGGGCGATCCTGCCGGTGATGGAATCCAGCTCGACGCCGTGCAGTCGGGATGTCGCCGCCATTTGCTCCGGCATACAGCCGTAAAAGTTGCCTACCCCCATAGCGGGTTCAAGAACATTGCCGCCCCGGAAACCTAAACGGTCAAGTGCTACGTATATTCCTTCGATAACTTCGGGTGTGGTGTAATGGGCGTTTAGCGTCGAACCGGCGGCGGCGCGGTATTCCTGTTCCGATAATAACTCCTTGAGTTCGGCATACTCCTTTCGCCAGTCGGTATTATTCTCATCAAAAGCCTGCGGGATGCCGCCCCAGCCGGCATAAAGCGCGAGAGTCGCCTGCTCATCAGCGGTGGCGTAACGGTTCTCTGCCTCAATCGTTTTTAACAACTGGATAACCTCAATGTTGCGGCGATACTTTGTTTTCGAGCCGCCCCCGCCTATGTCTATTCCCTCGGTTATTCGGAAATTAGGCGGTTTGAGCGCGTCTGATGCAACTGGTGAGGGCGTGGCTTCCGGAGCTGGTGTTGGCGTATCGTCATCTAAGCCTAGATCGATCTCTGTAGTTGCGGCGTTGTCAGAACCATTTTTCTTCGGAGTTTCATCCTCCGGCTGCGGAATATGTACTTTCACTATTTCGATATCGCCAGGAAAGAATACGCCGCTTGAATGAACGGATTCCCTTTTCTTTCGTTCTACTGGGTATTCATCTGATTCTTCGGCTTCGCTAGCCGTTATATCAAAGAGTGATTGCTGACCGTCCGCGACGGGGCGGCGCTTACGTTTTGATGTATGCGGTACGTCCGCCGAAGGCTGTTGACCTATCTCAGAAAGCTTTATGGTGATAACGGGTTCAATCGGCTTATCCGCATCCAGCCCATGAAGCCGTGACAGCACGAAATCTATGCTTTCCTCGCGAAAAATCGGAAAACTGGCGGCTCCCTGAAAGGTTATATCCCGCAAAGAAACCTTTCCGTACTCGCTGTTGATGCTGTCAACGCTGAATTTGCGCCCATCAATTCTAACCTCTGTACCGACAGATAAGTCGTTTTGTGGATTATCGGGTTCGGAAGGCTGGAACGGCGTGAAATACTCTCCGGATTGGACAAGGTTTTTAATCAGTCCAGCCGCCTGTGCCCAAGAAACACTAACTGCCGGGCCGTTCAAACCAAACCAGATACGTATACCGTTGCGGTTGTGGTCAGTATGACCGCGAACGCCGTCCGAAAAATCCATAGTACGCCCGCCTGTGCCGTATTCCTTCCTTAAAAATGATGCTGCGGCTGAGCCGGTCACGTCATTATCATGAAAGAAATTATAGACGCGTTCCTTGCCGCCGTCAAAGCCTGAGCCTGTCAGCAGCGACTCGCGGATATATAATTCTTCGTGTTCCGGATAATAAAAAGGGCCGTCCGGCTCGTTTGATGTGCCGGACGGCGCAATGTCGATGCTTATTTCATCGGGTTGAGCATCAAGAGAAACTGGCTGTTCGTTGTCAGTGGCGGCTTCAGCTGGAGATTTGGCGCCGTTTTTCCGCATATAATCGTCGATTGCTTCCGGCTGGCCATTTATCGCCGTCACATTACCGCCCGCGCCGTAAGCTACTTCGATTTCCTCACCGAGCGATAAAACGGACATTTTTTCTTTCTGATAATTATATTGACGTAAGTTAGATAACCATTGCAGAGCGAATGAATCAAACTCCCCGGCTAGATTGGAGTCGGCTACTTCGTCGTTTTCTCCCTCAACGACCTGACGAATGCCGCGCCCATCATGTTGATACGACCTGGCCGAAAGAGTTTCTTCATTATTATTAATCACGAATTCCATGTACGGGTCAGCCAGAATGTTACCGTTCAAGTTTACATGGTGCGCGACGCCGATCCGGTTTTCAAGAAACCTGTGGATTGTCAGGGGAACAAAGCCTTCTCCTGCTGTAAGCATCATGTACGAGCTTTCGCCAATGACAATCTCCGGCGCAAGAGCCGCAAGCGCATGGTAGTTCCCGCGCTGAATCGTATTGGAAAGGGTTCGTTCAATTACATCGCCGACAGGTTCTAATGTGTTCTGGGATAGAAAAAACGGGGGGCCATCGCCCGCCGCTTCTTCTTCTGCCAGAATATCCGGTGTTACCTCCGCTTGTAAACTATCTCCCTCAGCACGATTTCCTCCGCTTGGTCGCGGATCGCCGTCTCGTACTGAACCGTCGCCATGAAGTCGCCCTTCGGCCTCGGCGTTTTCGCCCGGAGCTGGGCTTGGATCGTGTCCGTCATCTCCCGCGCTTCCGCCTGCACTTCGGCGCAAACGTCCCTCAGCCTCATCGACAGCATCAGGCTGTCGTATCGGCCCGGATGGTTGTCCCGGAGATATTTCCCGAACAGGCTCCCGTACTTGCCGATCGGCGGCAGCGGCTCCTTCGGCTGTTTCTCCAGTTCCTCGATTTCCTCCACCGTCAGCGACAGAGCCTCCATCGCTTCCTCGGTCGTGTACTTGCCTAGCTTCATCATTTCCCCTCATCCTCTCGTTATTTCGCTCGTTTTGAATTGTCTGGGCAATCAGCGTCAGCACGTTCCGGCTAATCTGGCCGACGGCCGCGCCGACGCGGGTAAGCGCGTCGAGCGTATTAAAATCGCTTAGATACCTGAACGACAACACATCATCGTCATAAAGTCCCTGCGCCAGCCCCAGCCGTTCAGAAATAAGATAACCAACGCTGTCAACGACGGTGTCCCGGTATTCTACGCAAAGGCTGTCGTCATCAAGCCTTTCAAGGCGGCTGCCTTTTACGTCGTCCCGGATGCCGTCAAGCATGTCAAAGCATGTCTCGCGGGCATATTCCTCGACTGCCCATTTCAGGTTTTTGCTCTGGCTGTCCGTCGGCGGCGGCACATTGAAGCGGCGCTGAAGCTCGTCAACGACCGCTCCCATATGCCGTTCCGGTAACGACCACCGGCGCGGAATCCCGCGATCCTCGCCGTATGTGTCGGATATGTCGAACACGTAACGGATTTCCGTGTCACGCTCAAACCCGTTCACGATGGGGATACCCTTCGTACCCTTATGTACGCGCCGCCCGACCTTGTTCCAATGCTGAATTTCTCCGCAAGCTGTGGCGCTTGGGGCCTGTTCGTGAATCAGCAGAACTTCCGCAAAGCGGTATTTATAAAACTGAGAATAAAACCACAGGAACTCGCGCCAGTCGGATTTGCTCCGCTGTACGTGCGAGACGCCGTTATCCGCGACCGATTTCAGATAGGAGAGCTTCTCCCGTCTGGACATTTGTTGGTAGGTTTTTTTCGCCGCCATTGCAGGTAAGCTCCCCTTTCTGTTATTATTAGACTAATTATGGTCAAACGGTTTCGGACATTTCGGCGTCCACGTTGTATCCATCTTCCGTGTTTTCTTCATCAGTACCGGTTTTCAGATCCCCTTTTCGGCTCATGGTGGCGAAAACCAAATCTAAACCCTTGATTATAAGCGCCTCGATTTCATCGTGTTTCGCGTCTGAGCCAAAATAACGCGATAATATTTTCGGCTTCAGCTTGAACTGCGCCAGGCTTGAGGACTTCGGTTTCTTTTTTCCTGCTAATATCTGTTCGACGGTTTCATGGTCGAGCGGTTTCCGCTTTGATGCAGTGCGGAGCGAATCGGCTTTTTTCATGTCGAGCTTATAGTGCGACGAATCCAGAACATCGTCAACAACACGTTGCTCATCCTCGGACAAATAAGTGAGAGTGACCGCGGTCCGAAAGGCTATCTCACCGTTTTCAAGACGATCTACGAGTGACTTATTTAGATCATGGATTCGTAGATAATAAGCCACAACCCGGCTAGACAAATCGTACCTGTCGCCAGTCTGTCCTCTGCTGTCTAGCTTTTGGCGCATTGCGCCAGAAGCCTCAGAAACGTCATTATCACTGGCTTTCAGCATGTTTTCTATATCCTGAATCAAGTCGGTGCGTTTGCCCTGGTGCTTTGTCGCGTTATGGTGCATAGTTAGCACGACCGAGCGTTCGTAGTATGTCATGTCAGAAAAGGAGCGTTGTATCAGGTTCGATTCAGTGACAATGAGCATAGCGTCGTCATCAGTTAGCCCATCACGGATAATACATGGGATGGCTTCCAAACCGGCCGCCCTCGATGCTTCCACGCGATTATGCCCGGATAGGATTTCATAATTGAACTCATCTATCGGGCGAATAATAATTGGGATGATCACGCCGTTGGCTTTAATGCTCTCCACCATATCCTCGAACCGCTGCCCAGTATAGAGTTTGAACGGGTGCGACTTGAACGGGCTAAGTTTTTCAAGCATAATATTGTAAATCGGGTCTCCCTTCGGTCTGGTAAGCGGATCCGTCGAGGCGAACATGCCTCTGTTTATATCCGCTATGTTTTTAAGCTTGAATCCTGTATCAGCCAATGGCAACCAACTCCTCTGTAAATGCGGCGTAGGACTGAGCGATCCGGCCTTTCGG